GTGTTCTCTTGCTCACAAAAAAACGCCCCCCCTTAGATAAATTGCATTTTCTACAACTTGAAACCAAATTGTCATCACTATCAAGACCACCTAACCTTCTAGGTATTACATGATCAACTGTATCTGCTTCTTGAGCACAGTATTGACAAACATAACCATCTCTACGCAATATGCGCTCTCTGATATTACGCCATTGTCTTGTAGATCCTGTAGATCTTAATGCGCTCTTACTCAATGCCAACCCTTAGTCTTGTAATGCTCTAATGCTTTACACATAGAACCATATCTTACTTGGTTGTACTTAATACCCCAATCAACTTGTTTGTATCCATTAACTCTTTGTAAGTATTTAGATCTACCTTGAGGAATACCATAATGACTACCATTTTTGGCTTTTGGATTCCATCTTGATTCTTTGTAATACAACTCATCTAAACAGTAAAACTCATCTAAGTTATTAAGCTGTATGAAAGCCCATTGTCTGTAATGGTTAGTTCGAGGCTCAACGGAATTAGCTTTTTCAAAGCCTGAAATGTTGGCTAAACATATAGCTATCCCAATTAGCGAGCACCTTGCGAACCTCCCCCTTCGGGGTTCGCCTTTTGGCTTTGAGAGCCAATGCTCTTTATAGCGTATCATATGATTCCAAATTCAACGGCGTGTCTTGCGTAAATTGCAACAATTTTAAAATCATCTGTATCGAGCCAATTTTCATCCCAGCCATTCATATTGACATCCATCCTATGTATCCAGCATCAGGGTTATCAGCAAGCCATTGTTTATGTAGCTTATTCTGATAAGCCCAATCTATTTCGTGTTCTCCTTGATCATGAGAATCGCACATGTATGGCACTCCTTATCTGCAAACATCCAAGCACCGCATTTTGTGCAGCGCATGACTGGCTCTTGAGTATCGGTTGATTCAGCTTGATTTTTAACGCCCACGCCACAGCATTTAAGGCATTGATAAACCCTAAATCCTTCATGAGTTTCATATCCATCAAGCCATACAAACTCACTATTAGCTGAACAGAAATTGCATCTGAACTTAACCAAGTTTGCCAGCCCATCCTGTTCCCTTAAAGATGGTTGGCACAGCTGTATATATGCGCCTCAATGGTGCGTTGCATACTTGACAATGAGGGATTTTATGATCCATTGGTAAATCCAATACAATCATTGACCCCTCACTATCACAGAAGTATTCGTAATTAGGCATTTGGTTCCTTATGTACCGGATATGGAATTCTGTTTATAGCGTGGCAGTTGTAGCACCGCAACAGATCGCCCTCATGAAGTAATCTGTCATCGTTGCACATATCGCAGTATGTCGTTGATGGCTCTACCTTAATTCCATCATTTGTGAAAGTAGCAGTTAGACCAGAGCCGTCAATGATTTGTAATTCACCCATTTATTCACCTCCTTCAAAATACCATTTTCCATTAGCTGTAAGTTTTGCCCACTTGGCATCACATTGTTTTGCTTTACAAACATATCCGTAGTAAGGCTTACCTCCTTTGGAAATTCCTTCTTTAAGAATATGACCATGCTGGCATGCAGGTGGCTCATTTGGTATTGATGCACCTATTTCAGAAACTACCTCACCAACAGACCATGCAACTGGCTCAGGCTTCTTATCAGCTTCAAAACTATCTCTCAGAATTGTTTCAATTTGTGCTGACTTAGATCCGGGTTTGCCATACATGTTTTGCCTAGCTTCTAACTTCTCTTTAAATGATGGATTGGTTTCAACCTTTCGCATATCATCTTTGGTTGCAGTTTTGTCAGATCCTTTTAGTAAAATAATTGCTCTACCAAGTGCTGATGTAGCTGTATCCTCAACATAAAATTTCTTCATATTGGGGATGTAAGTTTCCCTAGATCCAAATGCCACATTGCTTACCGCTGGTGCAGCATCTTTACTATCCCGCCATAATGTTGATTGAATCAAGATATAACCCTTTTCAGGATCATGGCTGATAACTGATAAATCTGATCTACCCATTGGATAGTTGGCAATAAACCATTTGTTCAGCGTTGCCACATCCTCATAATCCTCAAGATTAAATGCCATTAAAGATCATCTCCTTTTTTGAAATCGCTGTCTGTTTCGGCATCATATACTTGAGCGTATATCGCTGCGTATGCTGCAATATCGACCAAGCTGTCGTAATGCCCTGGACTTTCCTGCAAACGACTAATTTTTTGCAAGATGTTAATGACACAAATATCGTGAGGCATGATTGGGTATTCAAGATACGAACCGACCAACTTACTGATTCGCTCCATGTTGTAGTAGGCATGCCCATAGACAAGACCTCTTGACTGCACAGTTGTGATTGCTTCATTTAACAGCTGCTCAGTTTTTGTCATAATCAAAAACCTCATCTGACTGTGCTTTGATGTTGGTCATTCGGCGATGCATATTCCAACCATCAGCCCGACCCTTCCAATAACCATTCTGGAATGCGGTATCTCGGATCTCATAAATAATCCATGCAGCAAAAGTCAAACCGACAATTGTCCACATGATTACAAAACCCATATCTCTTGCTTCTAGCCATGCGTTCATGCATTCACCGCCAATTTATCTGCATAAGCGATTTTCCAATCAAAACCATTTGCATCATCAATTGCATAAGCAGCTTTAATTCTTTGAGTGTGTATTTCTGATGCACGATGACCAGATGGTCGCTTGCAACTTAATCCAGCTGCTGCTGAGCAAGTAGGACATTCCAAAGATCTTGGACAAACATCTCCACGAGTAATGCCATCGCACCATTCGCATTTTCTTTCATTTGACTTCATGTTGCTCCCTTACATATCCACAGTATCTCTGTGAATACATAAAGTCTGACCTAAATCAAGTCTTTTATCTACCTGATCTACGGCGTGTTTTATAACGATTAGATAACGCTAATATCCTCAAAATCATCGATATGGTCATCAATCGTGCGAGGCTGATAGTCTGTTTCACGCCCCATAAGACTTTCCAAGAGCTGTAAATGAGCCATCTTTGTTTATTGGGATCATCTGCACATTCATGTTCTTGCCATCCCAGTCCATAATGACGATGCCCATTTGCCAATTAGCCAAACCTTTTGTATAGGATGCTTTTGCCCTGTTCATGAGGTTGCCTGTTTCAACCCCGTAAAGGGGTCTATAAGCCCCGTAGAGCCCTTCTGAGTAGGCTGACATACCCAACCTATGGGTGTGCCCACAAACCACGCTCTTTCCTGCCTTTTTGGCAAGATTTAGGGCAGTCTGCCCGGCGTTAGGATTCATGTTGCCTTCATCGCCATGAGCCAAGATCCAGCCCTTTTCGAATTCGTAAAATGTCTTATGGAATGTAATGCCCATAGAATCGAAATCCATGAACTTGGCATATTGCAATTCAGGTAGGCTGATTAGCCCTGGTACTTTTAATAAAGTGTTATATAAGCGATCAGTATGATTGCTGCGGATAACATGAGCTTCTCGGCTGTGCTCTGAGAGATCCCAAAGAACTTGCTGAGTAGTCGAACGATCAGCGTCCAAAGTTTGTTCATAAGCCAAAGGTGTTTTCTCACTCCAACGGCTAATAGTCTGGAAATCAATTTCATCACCACAAAAAAGTACACTATCAAACCGCTCCCGTCTTGCTAACTTAATTACATTCTTGACTGCTACTTCATGGTGGTAAGGGATCTGTAAATCCGAAATAACCAAGTATCGCTTAATCGTCATCCTCATCGTCAGTTGGATCTATTGATGGGATTATCCCACCATCGCCCACAATCCAATCAGGGAAAGTCTTATGTTCAGTCATCAGCCAAAATGCGTGCTCAGGTGTGAATCCTGCTTTTCTAGCTGCTTTATAGCATTCATGCAAAGCCATGTAATGTTGATCAATCTTTGTTAATGGCTCAGGAGTTTGGCGAACGACTCGACGATTAATCTTTTTGCGTTTGATAGGTTTTCGTGTGTTCGCCATGTCAGAAATTATTTCTTAACTAATAGCAAATATAGATCATCGACACGCTGTTCAAGTCGATTCATTTGATCTTTTAAGGAACTGCCTCCATTTGGTTTAAGTTCGGCTAAATAAGATTTAATAACCCAACGCAGACCCATGAATAAACTGCCTGATACGGCGCATACGCCAGAGGCGATAGCCACCCAATCTGCTGCCGTCATTTGGCATTAATTCCATAATCAACTTCGCTCCCGGACTTTGGATCTAATGCTTTGGCAATTGGTGCAACTAATGCTCCAGCAAGAACTGCTAGTTCTGGTCGAATGTCAGCAACAATGGCGAGTGCCACAGTAATACCTGAAGCTGCGACAGCTCTTAAATATGACTTAATTGCTGCTTTGTGTTTTTTGCTTAGTTTCATGAATTGCCTCCTAGTAGTGGGATGTTGAAAAACTCGCCTGTTTGATTTGGGTAAAATGAAATATGCACATGAGCTGTATGCGGTGATGCGCCCTTATATTTTCGCCAACGCCAATTTAATAGTTTGCTGGCAATATGATGATTATGAATAACATATTTGATTCGTTTATCTGTTTTGCCAGCAATGCGGATTTGATCAGCTAGATAGGCAGATATTCCTTCAGCTGCTCCAAGATCTGCTGTAATATCGATAGCACAAACTTCACCCGTTTTTAGTGGGTTATGATCCGAAACTTTTGATCGCATTTGATGTTGTGCGGAAGCAATCCAGCCATCTGATTTTCTAGATCTATCAGGAAAACAATCATCAATTTGTTCCCGTAATTGAATTGCTGCTTTAGAAAGAAAAGGCTTCATGATCTGCGTTTTCACAATTCCATAGAAGTTCGTCATTAAGAATTGCTTCATCATGACATTTTGGCGGTATAAAACCATTTTTTACTTCATCATAAATATAACCAATATTGCAATTTTTGCCAGTATATTCAACCCAACCAGTAGAATCCCAATCATCTGATCCAATAGAAATGTTTATCACAATATTTTCGTTATTAAGTAAAGCAAAATTTTTCATACTGCATACCTCACAATAATTACTCCGCTTTTACCAGCAAAACCATTTTCCTCGACAGTAGTAAATGCACCACCGCCACCGCCAGATCCGTATGATATTGCTGCTGAACCTGCTGTGTAAGTGCCTGATGAACCCTCACTACCATTACCGCCACCAGTTCCGCCAAGTCCTCTAGTTGAGGATGTTCCATTAGATTTGTTAGATGATCCACCGCCACCACTTGATATAACTGTCATGCCTGTAAAACTTGTAAAATTAGCGGCAGTTAAATTACTGTCAATAGTTGTTAATGTATAACCTTGACCACCGTTACCTGCTGCGTTACCTGCTGGGTTTCCTGCTGCGCCAGCAGCTGTTGCACCACCGCCACCTCCTGCCATATAAGCAGGTGCAGTAAATGAACCTTGACCTCCCACATTGGTGTTAGATCCAGAAGCACTACCACCACCACCGCCAGAAGGAGCTGCACCACCACCTGAACCACCAGCACCGCCAGCACTTTGTGCGCCGTCTGAACCACCACCACCGCCACCTAATGCTGATATGTATGTTGTTGGACTTTGAACAAAAGTAGTTGTGCCACCTTGACCTGCTCTAAGACTTGAATCAGTTGAACCGGCGCTACCAGCCCCAATTGTTACTGCAAAATTGCCTGTGCCATTTGTAACTGTTGTAAATAAATCTAATTCACCAGCACCGCCACCGCCACCAACTCGCTTACCGCCTCCAGCACCACCACCATTTCCGCAAACTTCAAAAGTTTTAGTTCCGCCAGAAATTGCAAAAGTTCCATTGCCTGTAAATATATGATATTTGTATGAACCAACAACTTTAATTTCATCGCCACCAGTTATTGATAATGGTTGAATACTTGCAGCAACAACTCCCAGTTTAAGCATTAAGCAATATCTCCAACGCAAAGCCATTCATCTGTTCCGATTTTTACGCAAGTCATTGCTGAGTATTGAAGTCTGGTTTTTGGAGTTGTAGCAGTTGCGCCAGTTGATCGAATTGTAACTCCAGCTGCTCCGGAAACAGTTACTTGACCTGCTCCGGTTTGTGCAATGTTAATTGATGTTCCAGTTGGAAATGCAACTGAACTGTTCAATGGAATAGTTACGGCAATTGCTCCTGCGTTTGAATAAGTAACTAACTTGTTTCTTAGATCTGCTAAAACAAAAGTATCTGAAGTTGTTGTTACGGCTCTTAAAGTAATTGACGCAAAAGAAGCATCAACGGCATTGCCTATTGTTCTGATGGCTGCTGCGCCATCTTTAACTAAATCTGTATCGCTTGGAATTGTCCAAGCAAAATTGGTCGTAGTAGTAGTCATTTTTCTCCTATAATCAGGCTACGATTGTAGCATTTTCCCATGTTAAAGTGTTGTCTATCATGTTCCAAGCCTCGGTGGCTGGCACAGTATTCCATCTCATTGCCACTTGGCTAAAGCTGACAGGTGACAAGTTAATGGTTAAAAATAGTTCATTAAATCTGGTGCTCCAACGCCAGCCCTCCACATAGCCCTCAAATGCTCCATTGCTGATTTGACTTGGAAGGTCTGTTATATGAATTGGCTGACCAACAAATATGCTCAAAAGAGCATCTCGGTCATTGTCATCGAGTTCTGGGTTTGTAATAGGAAAAGTGATGCTGTCAAAAGTAGGAAATGGGAACGCTCTTTGACTAATGTATCTATCAGCAACTTCTTGAGCATTATCTGCATCATGAATTAGACTATTTATCGTTTCGGATCGATAGCCATAAGTCGCAATAGATGTAGTATCGGTGGCAGTTTTTTGAGATCCAAAATTATTGCCGTAATTAATATAAATATCATTTCTAATATCAGCTGCTTTTGTCGTGGTTCGAAGTCCAGCCCCGATAGCTGTATTTGCTGAAAGTTCGGTGTATCCATAAGTTGCCAAATATGTCTGTCTGTGGTCAGCATCAGCATAACCAATATTTCCCTGAGCATCTTCATATAAATATCCAAATGCTGAATTTGCAATTGCTGAGGCAATGTTATAAATGGTATCGGGTTGATTTCCTCGATTTTCCATTTCATAAAGACCAGGAGTATCGACTTCACCTAAACCAATGTTTTCTGCATTTGCCCATGTAATTGTTGCATCATAAGTAGCCCATGTTTGAGCAGCTGATACTTCAGTCCAAGAATTAGTCAATGAATATGATAATAATGTGAGCATTTGGTTGCCATCAAAATCTTGACTTAATGTGCTGTCATAAACTTCTTTGGCAAGTTTCACTAACGCACCCATTGCTAAAATGGTATAACTAATAACTGTTGCAATTGAACTGGTACTAGAAACTTCCACAGTTACATCTGTTATGTTGCCACCAAATAAAGTTTGATATGTACCAGTACTATCTTTGACCTGTAAAGTCATTCCATTATTAATAGCAAATGGCAATGTTTGACCAGATAAAGCAACTATTTGAACTTGCAAATAAGATGGGTTTGGCTGGGCATAAATGTCATCTCGACCGGCCTGATGAGCAATGTCAGCAATGGCTATGTCGGTGTAATCAACACCTTCAACAGTTAGTTTCCAATCAGGAGTCCAAACTGTCATTAGTCGCCTCTGATGCCAGAATTGTAAAGCTGTGGAACTGAACGAGATGCGCTGTCATTTAATACTTTTGCAACGGCTCTTGCAGCACCTTCAGAATCAATCGATTGAACTGAAATGTTATAAGTGTTGCCACCTGCTTGACCAAATGGAGTTCCTGTTGCACTTTGTGGCACGCCTCTGATTTGAGATGATGGAGCAATGTTGGAAATCGGACCTATATCAGCACCTGGCTTAATTAAATTGATTAAACGAATGCTTTCATTGGCAAGGCTAATAACCAAACCAATTGCTTCTTTGATAAATGTAATAAATCCTTTGATAATGCCAATTACACCTGCAATGCCTTTTCCTAAACTTTCTGCGCTTCTTTGGCTTTCTTGCAAACCAGCACTTAATCCTTGATCGCCAGTAAGTCCAGCAATAAATGCATTGAGGGTTGGAATACCAGTTTGATTTAAGAATCCAATAAATCGTTCAACCTGTGGAAGTAAGGCAACTCCTAATGCTTCTTTAGCCTCATCAAATCCTACTTTTAATCGATCAATTTTACCTTGAAATGTTTCAGCGTTAGCAGCTGCAGCACCACCATAAAGATCAGAAAGTTTTTGTTGAACTTCAGTAAATGAAAGAGTAGATAATTCTGCTTTTGATAAACCAAGACCTAATCTACCAAGAGCTATGGTATTGCCATCCTGAGCCCTGCCTAAAGCATTGGCAACAGTTTCAAGATCTAATCCTCGACCTTTAGCAATATCCAAAGATAGGTTTAATAATTTCTGAGCTTCATTAACATCTTTTGTCGATACGGCTAAGCGCTGGAATGCTGGTCTTAATTGTTCGTCAGCCACGCCTGTTGCTAAAGAAGTCTTTAAGATGTAATCCTCAGTAGCCTGAATTTGACCCTCTGTTGCCCCTGTGGCGGTCTTTAAGGCAGCGGCTAACCTTAACTGTGCCTGCTCATCCTCTATTGCAGCCTTGACCCCATCAATGGCTAATTTAGTGCCATAGGCAACTGCAGCAGCAGCTGCAACAGCAAATGCAGCAGCAGCCTTTTTGCCAAACTCTGAAATTTTGCTTGAATTGCTTTCAACAGCCTTATCGGCTTCACCTAGTTTTTTCTTTAGGTCATCGACATCAGCAAGGATTGATAACTTAAGCGTACGATTACCGGTTGCCATCAGACCCACTCCTTAATAATGCGATCAAAACTTTGTTCCCATTTATTAATCAATTCAGGCTGAATTCTGCGAAGGGTTGGATAGATAAACCATCCACGACTACCTCTGCCTTGCCGTCCTGAATATGAAGGGAATTGTTTGTACTTATTTGAACCAAACTCAACACCACCCCATAGGGTTTGCGTAGTAGCACCACCTGAAAACTTTTGTCTTGCGAAGCCATAACTGAATTCACCGATTTTGCTCGATTTAGAGATGCTAACCCCATCCGCAACTCTTTGCGCAACTTTGCCAGATTTTGTTCGAGTTTTAGCTGCTTGTTTAATTTCCTCTGATGCAAAATACGCCAGCGCAGCAGACTGCGCTCTTGCTTCCTCAGTAGCTTGTTCATCCATGAGTTTGAATGCTTTGTAAATATCACGCAGATCTTTCTTATTGTACGCAATGGTTTCAGTTGCCATTCCTTCGCTCCAATATCTCGATCGCTGTTAATATGTCATCCGCATCAACCCATTCACTCATTGGTATATGTGTGGCAATTGCCAACTCAACCAATAATCTGTTTAGGCTTCCTGCTTTGTGGCTTTTGGGTCAGCATCACCGACAATGACATCGGCTACTGTTTCCATCCAAATATCCATTGGTTTGATTGGTTTGCTTCCGGCAATTTCACGCTTATGAGCATGATAAGCCAAAAACATAAGATCCCAAATGCCAAGTTTTTCACTTGCTTGCCCAATGGTATTTCCTGTCTGCTTTTCCCATTTTGCCCACTCAGGCGGTTGGGCTACATAAGTGGCTTGCTCGCCTGAGCTATATTCAATTGTAATTGGTAGTTTCATTTTGCTCCCGTTGTTAGATTTTAACTAAATGTTTCTACTACTGCGCCCTTTGATACTGTGAAAGTAAAGGAAACAGTTTGAGCATCAACACCAGATCCGCCAGCTGTTGGAAATTCTGGCTTTACTGGAAATACAAATTGTGCTCCTGATGCAGCTGTCAATGTCATGCTGATGTCTGTGTCTGGTGCAGTTTCTGCTGCTGTCCATAAAGCCTCGCAAACTGAGTTTGCCTTGCCCCAATCAGCCAACATATCCAACTGGAATGTTCCTGAAATGTTTGTGGTCTTGTAAGCCTCTCCATCCATAGTCTGATAAACCTGACGCTCATTGACTTTGGTTAGAACTGCATTTGTCGCTTGTGCTTGAATATCTGTTCCACCTGTGAAAGATAAACCAACATCACGACCGGTAATTACGACTGTTGCCATGATTTCTCCTTATGCTGTTTGTGTGTAGTAGGTAGATACTCGAACATCTGCGATAAGCAGCGTTGATGCACCAACTTGGGTAACTGTCGGTCTTTCAACCGAGCTGACAACATATCCTGTTGGGATAACTGCCAGAACACTCATTATTAATTGCTCGATATTATCAAGCGATGCTGGGTTGCTGTTATATGCAACTGCAATTGAAATTGTAAAATTGATTTTGGTATGAATAGTAGATTTGTTGATTGTTTCTAATTCAAGATATGGTGAATCAGGAACAACAACTACGGCTGGTGGAATTACTGTTTCTGGAACAAATGAATAAACATTTCCAGCAACACCAGCAAGAGCAGTTGCTAAAGGTGTGCGAATATCTGAAAGAATTGTGCTTGGCATTATTGAGCCAAACTGTCGGTATCCATATATGAGCCTAGTAATCCGACACACTTATTAAATAAAGATCGACCCATTCTAAATGGTGTTGGTGAAAAATCTACGCCTTCGATTTGTCCTCCGCCGGCTAGTCTTGATTGGAAGACTTCGACTGAAACTGTATAGACGGCTGACTGAACAGCTGCGTTTCCAACATAAGTTGATGCGCCAGAAAGGGTAGCAGTTCCGGATGGGATGACATTAGCTTCGAGTATATCGGCGTTAGTGATCGATGCTGAAAAGGTATATTGTCCAAGATTGTCTGCCAAGACAGTTCGTGTTCCGTTGTATGGGCTTCCGCATCCTGTGATGACAACTGATTGTCCTTCGGTAAATTCATGAATTCCTAGTGTGGTAAATGTAGCAACATTGTCTGACAATGAGGTTGCTTGAATTGGTGCTTTAAATGTGACAAGCATTGGCAGAATAACAGTTTCTGCTGTGTCAATAATTTGGTTTAAGTAAGTATCGTCATACAAGGCAGATGACACACCAAGAACAGATCTCAACTGTGTGGCTGTGATAATGCTTGGCATGTCATCTCCTTTTGTTCTCCCATTATTAGCTGCCTACCAGCGGGAGCACCAGTAGGCATTAAGTTGGGCTAAATTAGTTCTTGTTGAACCAAACTGCTCCACCAGCAAGTTTTACTGCTAGTGCGCCGTAGCCGTAGTAAGCAACAGATACTTGACCAGTTGCTGTGATGTCTGAACGAAGTGTTAAGCGTGGGCTCTCGTACCATGTGAATGCATCTGGGTTAACCACGATCATTGATTGATCTCCAGTTGTGTATCCATCTAGTGAGCGAGATACATAAAGATCCAAGCCAGCAACATTTCCACGAAGTGATGTAGGAACTACATTTCCACCTGCGTTTTGTGGTTGTGATGCATTGTAGATTGGGCGTCCGGAATCGTTGTAGCCCATGATGTTGCCCCATTGGGTGCTGTTAACAATTAAGTTGCGAGCAAAGCCAAGTGAGTTTGAATAAACGCTAGCTGCTGCTGCTGAAACATAAGCAAGCAAATCTGCTGCTGTGTTGTCCTCAGCTACTGCTGCTAATGAGCAAGATGATCCTAAAACTCCTGCAACATATGAATCTGTGGTCTTTGCATAAGCAAATTCCATTTGACGAACTAACTCATCAAAGAATGCAGGTGATGAACGATCTAGTAATTCAACTGAGAATGTTTGTCCGCCAGCGAACTTCTTTACATCAACAGATACGAAAGATGATGTCATATCAGTTGTGTCGATTGCAGCAGCCTCTGCCTCAAGTGCAGTTGTTGGCACAGCTGTAATCTTTGGAATTTCAAATGTCATACCAGCAGCAGGTAGAGTGCCACGAGATAGAGCATCGATTAATCCACGATCAGCATTTGATAAACCATTGATGATTTCTGTTGATTGTGGTGTTGGAATTAAGCCAGCAACTGTTCCAGTTGTGTCAGCAGCCATTACATACTGACGGCTTTCCTCTGAACCTAGAGCAGCACGAACTGAATGCTCCAAGTATGTTGCCTTTGAATTGATTGGTGAGCGTGGCTTTGTGTATGCAACAGATTGTGCTGCTACTACTGCCACAGGCTCAGACTTTGCAGCTTCTACCGCTTCGGTTGCGATAGGAGCCTCAGATGTAATATCTGACACTTTGTCCT